ACAGCTAATAGCATTGCTGTATTTGAACTTGGATCTAATTTAACTAATCTAGCAGTTAGCGGCAATCTAACTGTCAATAACATAGCCATGGCTGGTGCGCTAACTGTAAATGGCAATATAAGTATAACAAAGAATGATTCGAGACTGTCATTTACTACAGTAGCTGGTAGTTCTAACGTATATTTTGTACAACAAAGCGATGACAACTTTGTGCTTGCTACTACAAACAGCTCAGGTGCAACCCGACCTGTTTTTAATGTATTTGCAAATACTAATGTGCCAAATCAAAATAGTGCATTGAGATTCAATGGGCCCATTGATATGGGTGTTCAAGGTATCTACGCTAATAACAGTTTAGGTACTGCTGGTCAAGTACTTACATCAAATGGCGCAAGTGTATATTGGTCTACCGTATCTGGCGGTGGCGGAGGTGTTGCTGGTTCCAATACGCAAGTTCAATTTAATGATTCGGGTTCAGCTGGTGCAGCTGCCGACTTTACGTTTGATAAAGCATCTAATACTCTTACTGCTACAGTAATATCAGATGCGGCAGGAAAGATAAGAGACATTCCCGTTGTTACTCAGTCATCGGCTTATCAGCTGTCTACATCTGATGCGGGTGAGTGTATTTCTACTAGCACTGGTGGTATTGTAGTCAACGGCGCAGTTCTTGCTACTGGATTTACTACTACCATATTCAATAACTCTGCATCTAATACTACTATAACTGCAGGTGCTGGTGTAACAATGTATCTTGCAGGATCAAGTTCAACTGGTAACAGAACATTACTACAGAGAGGCCTTGCTACAGTAGTTTGTGTTGCAGCTAATACATTTGCTATTACTGGAAGTGGACTGTTTTAATATGGTGGGCATAGTCAATATGGTGGCCGGTAACCAGCCGCGCATTCATGATTTAACTTTAAGTGGTTCTAATAGTACTTCTACTGCTACTACAATAACAATTCCAGCCGCTGCGGCCGCTGGTGATATTGCAATATTGTTTGATAGAGCAACTAATAGTGGTCTTGGCGCTCCAAATGCAGTAACACCATCCGGATGGACTGAGTTAAATACGACGTCAGTCAGTACCTCAGGTGGAAGTTTAAGATCTTCCATAGCTTATAAAGCACTTGTTGCTGGTGATCCCGGTACTACTGTAACTGGCATGAACCGATTGGGTGCCGGCGGTATTACAAAACTGATGACAACTTTTAGACCAATTTACAGAAGTAGTGTATTACGATATGCACCGGTTGCATTTAACTTTGGCAGTATTAACAATGGCCAATCTGTGCCCAGCCAAACTATTGATAAGACTACAATATTCAATAACAATCCAGGTATAGTAGTTGCACAGTATACTTCTTATAATACCTCCCTTGCTGGTGCTGGAGTAGTCAGAGGCTTTACAACCACACTTCCAACACCTACTGAACTAAATAACGGTATCGTGCACTACATAAAGTACACTACTGCCCTTCTAGGATCTAACCCTGCTTCTAATACTACTGTTAGCTTATCGGGTGCACCATTTGGTAGCCGATTGATACTACAGTCTGGCATATTGACTATTAATTAAAGGAATAACTATATGTCTGAATATAGATGGAACATCAACCAGCTGCTATGTGCTAAGAGTCTAGATGGATTAACAGATGTAGTACGTGAAGTAAGCTGGTCTCGTATCTTGACTAATGGCCAATACACAGTATTGTCATCCGGTAGATCATCAGTAAGTGAACCACAACCATCATCATTTACTCCATATGATCAACTCACTGAACAGCAAGTAACATCCTGGCTAGAAACTATAGTAGATGTTGCAGCAATTGATGCTATGCTTAACGAACAATTAATAGCTCTTATGCAACCACCACAAGAAGTAGTATTACCTCTACCGTGGATTCAATAGATCATAATAGCCCGTAATAAATATACAAAGTAACGGATTAAAAAGATATGGCTCTACCTACAGATAAAGCTTCATTCAAAGAGTATTGTCTCCGCACACTCGGTAAGCCTGTTATTGAGATCAATGTAGATGATGATCAGGTTGACGATCGTGTGGATGAAGCTCTGAGTTACTACTGGGACTATCACTTTGATGGTACAGAAAAGATCTTCTATCGCTATCAGGTAACATCACAGACAAAGATTGACAGATACGTTCCAGTTCCTGAGAATGTAATCGGTGTTGTCAACTTGTTCCCAATTGGACAAGGCTTGAATACCAACAACCTATTCAACATTCGTTATCAGATTGCATTGAATGACTTGTACACACTGACGTCGGTGTCAATGGTACCTTATTATATGGCACTGACACATGTTCAGTTCCTGGAGCAGATGCTAGTAGGCCAACAGCCGTTGCGATATAACAGACATGTCAATAGACTTTACATTGATATGGACTGGAGCATAATCAACGTCGGTGACTACATTGTAGCCGAAGCCTATCAAGTAGTTGATCCTACTGTATATGCCGATGTGTGGAAAGATAGATGGTTATTGCGCTACTCTACTTGCTTGATCAAGCAACAGTGGGGTAACAACCTAAAGAAGTTTGGCGGTATGCAGATGCCAGGCGGCATCACATTCAACGGCCAGCAAATCTATGATGAAGCTACCGCAGAACGCAAAGAGCTTGAACAAGAAATGATCTCTTCTTACTCACTTCCAGTTACTGATATGATAGGCTAGTAGATACATGCTTTCATTCTCAAGATTCATTACCGAAGCAGCCTCTGTTGTCGAAAAGAAGATTCCTTTTGATAAGAAGGCGGATCCAGGTTGGCACCAAGATGGCGATCATATGATTGTTTATCACGGCACCCATGAACGTAATATTCCTAATATGATGAAGGATGGTCTAAACCGACCAGATCCAAAGACTGGAATGATCTCTGTTACTCACGACCCCAATACTGCACATGCATATGCTGCAATGTCAGGTCATGGTGGTGAAGCAGGATTCAGACAAGCAGGCCAAAAAGTAACCACTACACCACACAACGAAAGAGCTGTGGTCAAGATGAAGATTCCTATGTCGTGGGCAAAGGAACATATGGACCACAATATGAGTGGCAATATCGGTGCGGATGATAAGTCCAATGATCTAAAAGATGCCCGTGTCAGAATGACCGACAAGAGAGAACATGAGAGATGGCGTAAAGCCAATCCTGGAAAGCCAGGGCATGTCTACTACAGTGGAACCGAAATTCGTTTCAAGAAATCAGTCCCACCAGAGTTCATGGTCGGTCATATGAAGAAGTATGATAACTAAATGGCAACAATATCAGAAGCATTTGTCTACTGCTGGGTGGATAGAGCAACAAACAAGCTATACGTAGGATCACATAAGGGATCTACGGATGACGGTTATATTTGTTCCAGCAAGCATATGTTAAAAGAATACAAGGAAAGACCTACAGATTTTTCTAGACAGATAGTGGCTGAAGGTCTGCACTCTGATATGAGAAAGTTTGAAGGTGCTATTCTCAAGTCAGTCAACGCTAAAAATGACGAGCAGTTCTATAATAAGCATAATAATGACGGTCTTTACTTTGATGGATGGTCTAGTGATACCATGACGGAAGAGCACAAGAAAAATATAGGAAAAGCAGGTAAAGGTAGAAAGATATCGCCTGAACATGCTCACAAACTTCATGAAGGCAGAAGAAGATCAAAGAACTCACCAGAGCATACTGCAGCAATAGTTGCTGTCAGAAAAAATACTAAGCATACAGAAATTACTAGACAAAAGATGTCAAATGCAAAATTACTAAATCCTAAGAGTAAAGAAAATGCAAGTATAGCAGGCAAGATAAGTTTAGCTAAAAGACCTAATAATTATAGTGAATTACATTCAGAAAGAATGAAGCTCTGGTGGGCTTCTCGTAGAGAAAAGACGGGAGGCTAACATTACTACAAATTTCTATTTCCGCAACTACGATGCTTCGAATGAACAGAACGTTCTACACGATCTGATTATAGAAGCAATTCGTATGTATGGTGAGGATATGTACTATATCCCTAGGGAGCTTAAGAGATATGACAGTATCTATGGTGAAGATGCTATCTCAGAATACAATCGAGCCATACTAGTAGAACTTTACATCAAGTCAGTGGACGGCTTCACTGGTGATGGCAACTTCATGTCAAAGTTTGGACTGCAGATTAGAGACCAAGCTGTATTCTCAATATCACAAAGAGTATTCTCTGCAGAGATTGGAGCTTTGACTGGTCAGACTAGACCTAATGAAGGCGACTTGATTTACTTTCCACTCAATGAAAAATGCTTCAAGATCATGTACATCAAGAAGCAAGAATTTTTCTATCCGATGGGTACTTTGCCTACATGGGAAGTTACAGTAGAGCTCTTTGAATATTCCAATGAGAAATTTAGTACGGGGGTTGGTGAGATTGATAAGTTACAGACTAACTTCTCACTCAATGTACTTGACTATGCACTTAGAGATGAAACAGGACAGATCATCACCGATGAGAGCGGTAACATAATAGTTACCGAGAATTACAATCTATCTCAACTTAATCCAGCAGCCGATAATGATGTAATCCAAGACGGCTCGGAAAACTTCCCTCTAGGGTCAAACGACTTCATTGACTTTACTGAAAAGAATCCGTTTGCAGAGGACAACTACTAAATGTTCAATACAACTCCGTTCTATTTTGATTTGATCCGAAAGTATATTATTACATTTGGAACACTATTCAATAACATCTACATCACTAAGCAAGACAAGGACGGCAATGAAGTATTGAGACTTCGCGTTCCTATTACTTACGGACCTAAGGATAAGGCACTCACCAGGGTATTTCAAGATCCAAATATTGATAGGCCGACTGCTACATATCCTCTGCCTATGATGACATTCGAGATGACTAAGTTTGACTATGATGGATCAAGAAAGTTACCAACAGTAAACAAATTTTCTTATAATGACACGACTAACAATAACAAAAGAAAATATCAATACGTTCCAGTTCCATACAATATAGGATTCAAGCTAAGCATCTTAGCAAAGAATGCAGAAGATGGTACTAGGATAGTCGAGCAGATTCTACCTTACTTCACTCCTGACTGGACAGTTACAGCTCTACTCATTCCAGAGATGGATGTAAAGCATGATATCCCAGTAATTCTTGATAATGTAGATCTAGACGATGTATATGATGGTGACTTCACGCAACGAAGAACAATGACTTGGACACTAGACTTCACACTCAAGGGCTATATGTATGGCCCTGTCAAGTCAACAAAGGTCATTAAGTACTCTATAACAAATCTGTATGATCAAATTGACAGAACAGCAGATCCAGTTGCTAGTATCACTATACAACCTGGACTACTTGCTAACGGTTCGCCGACCTCAAATTCTAGCCTATCAATACCAGTCGACGAGATTCTTGCTACAGACGACTTTGGCTTTGTAGTGACAATTGATGATCCCAAGGATCTACAACAATGATAGATGATGACAGTAATAGCCCGATTGATAGAGCACTAGGACTTAGTTCTATGCATCAATCAACTGCGGTATCCACCATACTTGCTAAAGTACATGATGACTCCGCAAAAGAAGACTTCACCTTTGCTCGAGCAAATATCCGTGAGGTGGTGGAAAATGCCAATGATGCTATTGCAAAGCTTTCGGTTATAGCCGATCAGTCACAGAATCCCAGGGCATTTGAAGTACTTGCCAAGTTGATGGATTCGGCCGTGAGTGCAAGTAAACATCTGATGGAAATACAGAAGGATATTCGTCAAATAGACAAGCCTAATACACCAACTAGTGATGAAGGCAAGTCACAAGTGACAAACAACCTCTATGTGGGTAGTACCGCAGAGTTGGCTAAGGTAATTGCTCAACTTAGAAATGAGTCATAAGGTATCATCTTTATTGACTCATAGAGCATTATACCACTACTCAACCACAAAGTCAACAGGTATATCATGACAGAACAATCTCCCATCGACAATTTAAAGTTCTACAACGGCAATCCGAACCTCAAGCGATCCGGAGTACAAGTCAATTGGACCCCAGAGATGGTCCAGGAATGGGTGAAGTGCTCGGAAGATGTAGTTTACTTTGTAAAGCGCTACATGAAAATTGTGAACGTAGACCGCGGTTTGATTGCATTCGAACCCTACGACTACCAGATTGAAATGCTTCATTCGATGCAGGAAGAACGATACTGCATCTTTGCTACAAGCCGCCAGGCAGGAAAGTCGACCGTTACTTGTGCTTTCATCCTCTGGTATATCCTCTTTAATAGTGACAAGAACGTTGCTCTTCTTGCAAATAAAGCTGAAACTGCCCGTGAAATTCTTGGTAAGGTCCAGCTAGCATATCAGCACTTACCAAAGTGGTTACAGCATGGTGTCAATGAATGGAACAAGGGTTCCTTTGTTCTAGAAAATAATAGCCGAGTCCTGGCCACCGCTACATCATCCGACAACATTCGAGGCTTCTCTATTAACTTGTTGTTCATTGACGAGGCTGCCTTCATTGATAACTGGGATGAATTCTTCACATCAGTTTATCCTACAGTTTCGTCCGGTAAGAGCACCAAAGTGGTCTTGGTATCTACACCAAACGGATTGAACCACTTTTATGCTATATGGCAAAATGCCGTAGAGAAACGCAACAGCTACAAGAATATCATGGTCAAATGGGATAGAGTTCCGGGCAGAGATGAGCAGTGGAGACAAAATACTCTATCTGGTTTGAACTTTGATCTAGAAAAGTTTGCCCAGGAATTTGAAGTAGAATTTCAAGGTTCATCAGGTACACTCATTTCCGGTTGGAAGCTTAAAGAGCTGGTACATAGAGTTCCACTTTATTCTAAGGAAGGCTTGTCAAAGTATGAAGAACCTAGAAGAGATCGAGCATATGCATGTATAGCCGACGTATCAAGAGGTAAAGGCCTTGACTATTCGGCATTCAGTGTAATAGACGTTACAGAAATGCCATATCGTCAAGTATGCACATTTCGAAATAACTTAGTGACACCAGTCGACTATGCTGATATTCTGCACAGAGTATGTAAGTCCTATAATAATGCATCTGTCCTTGTAGAAATCAACGACATAGGTGAACAAGTTTCATCGTCTCTACATTATGATTTTGAGTATGAAAACATTCTATCAACCGAATCTGCCGGCAGAGCAGGCAAGAGAATTACATCTGGATTTGGATCTAATATTGATAAAGGCATCAGAACAACCAAATCAGTCAAGTCGGTTGGATGCTCGATCCTTAAGCTATTGATAGAGCAGAATCAGCTAATACTTTATGATTTTGAAACAATAAGTGAACTCTCTACTTTCTCACGTAAAGGTATATCATACGAAGCAGAATCCGGCAAACATGATGACTTGGTCATGGGCTTAGTGCTCTTTGCATGGCTCTCGGATCAGATGTACTTTAAGGAATTAACTTCCATAAATACCTTAGCAAAACTAAGAGAAAAGACTGACGAAGAGATCGCGCAAGACATGTTACCGTTTGGGTTTGTAGACGATGGCATGCCTATAGATGAAGTACTTGAGCTTCCCAAAAGAAGCAATTGGATGGCGAGCGTTGAGGACTCTTTTTAGATAAATAAAGAGAACTTATAATTAGTCCTCTTTGAAAGGAGATAAAAGATGGCATTTCAAATTAGCCCAGGCGTAAATGTTTCTGAAATTGATTTGACTACAATTGTACCCGGTGTGTCCTCAACAGTAGGTGCGGTGGCTGGTGTATTTAATTGGGGCCCTGTTGGTGAAAGGGTTCTTGTTAATAATGAAAATAATCTAGTTGAAGTTTTTGGAAAACCATCATCAAGTAATCCAGAGACCTTTTTCACCGCTGCAAACTTTCTAGGATATGGCAATGCCCTATTCGTAGTACGTGCAGCCAATACAATTGACTCAAGCGCTAATGGCGCTCTTAATGCAGTTGCAAATGTTGGTACAGTCAATACTGTATCCGTTGCTGTTCGCAACAGAGAAGACTATGAATCAAAGACATCATTTGATTCAAGCGCTCTTTATGTGGCAAAGTATCCTGGTTCAGTTGGTAACTCGCTAAGGGTTTCAGTGTGTGACAGCGCAACAGCATATGAATCAACAATTGATCTGATTGGTACTCAAACCGGCAATACTATCATCGGTTCTATGACTATTGCAGTAGGCTCAAATGCCGCTGTGCTCTCATTCTTTACAAGTGCTGATGTAACCGCCGCAAACACCTATGCCAATACCATTATTGCTCAGCTTTCCGTAAATGATCTGATTGTAATCGGAAACGCAACTCTTGGCACCCAGACTCTAAAGATTAGTTCTATTGGTACAATCACAACCAATACTGAATATGCAACAGTAAATGTTAACTTTACAGATACTAATAAGCTAGCTAGCGATTACATTGTAAGCAACACATTAAACGGTAATACAACTGTTGCTAACATTACACGTAATTGGGAATACTACAACCTCGTTGATAGTGCTCCAACTACATCTGAGTACGTGGCTACATATGGTGGCAATACTTCAGCAATTGATCTCATGCACGTTGTTGTTGTCGACCAGAACGGCCGCTTTGGTGGAGTTGCTGGCGCACCACTAGAAGTGTTTCCAAATGTATCAAGAGCTACGGATGCCAAGTCTGACGGTGGGGCATCAATTTATTACAAGAATGTAATTAATGAAGGCTCAAATTATATTTGGTGGGCAAATGATAGAACAGGAGCTTTGTCAAATACCGCTGCTAATATTGTAAGCTCTTCGAATGTCAAGCCTCTTTCACTGAGCTTTGTCAGTGGACAGGACGGTTCTACAGAAGCAACCATTTCTATTGCTGATCTAGCAAGCGCTTATGATCTGTTTAAGAACAAGGAAACCACAGATATTTCTCTGGTTATGGCTGGTAAGCCAAGAGGTGGCGCAGCCAATACACAGCTCGGCAATTATCTGATTGATAACCTTGCAGAAATCCGTAAGGATTGCGTTGTATTTGTTTCCCCAGATGATTCAATTGTTAGAGGCAATCCTGGCCGTGAAGCAGCTTCGCTTGTAACTTGGAGAAATAGTGTAAGAGAATCTTCTTACGGATTCCTAGATACAGGTTATAAGTATATCTACGATCGTTATAACGATGTATATCGCTATGTTCCATTGAACGGTGATATGGCAGGTCTAGCGGCTAGAACTGATGTTTCAAATGATCCATGGTTTTCTCCTGCTGGTTTTAACCGCGGTCAGATCAAGAATATTATTAAACTTCGTTATAATCCAACTCAAGCGGATCGTGATCTTCTTTACAAGAATGCAATCAACCCAGTGGTATCGTTCCCTGGTCAAGGAACTATTCTATTCGGTGACAAGACGGCCACCTCAAGGCCTTCGGCATTTGATAGACTGAATGTTCGTAGATTGTTTATCACTATCGAGAAGGCAATTTCTGACGCATCAAGATTCTCACTGTTCGAGTTTAATGATGAATTTACAAGATCACAATTTGTAAATCTAATCACCCCTTATCTACGCGATGTTCAGTCACGTAGAGGTATCACTGAGTTCTTGGTGGTATGCGATGCAACAAATAATACTGCTGAAAGAATTGATCGCAACGAGTTTGTTGGGGATATCTATATCAAGCCAAATCGCTCTATCAACTTCATCCAGTTGAATTTTGTAGCTGTTCGAACTGGTGTTGACTTCTCAACAATTGTTGGCAGATTCTAATATATATTAATAGAAGGAGTATTTTTTATGGCATTTAATATTGATAGATTCATTGGTAATGGTCTAACAGGGGGAGGGGCTCGCCCCTCTCTATTCGAAGTATTCATGAACTTTCCTGCTACCGCTGGTATTCCTACTGATGTCGGAAATAAGTTCAGATTTACTTGCCGTGCAACATCAATTCCTGCATCAACAGTGGCATCAGTAGATGTACCATATTTTGGTAGAACTATTAAGCTAGCAGGAGATCGTACATTTACCGACTGGAATGTAACAGTCATGAACGATGAAGATTATATCGTTCGTAACGCATTTGAAGCATGGCACAATTCCATTAACAGCATTGTTTCAAATAGAAGAGTTCTTGATTCTACATCAGATGGTACTGGATTTAAACAGACCGCCCTTGTGAATCATTATTCTAAGGAAGGTAACGACAAAGTTATTAAGTCATATAACTTTGTTGGATTGTTCCCTGTAAGCGTTGATGAAATGGCTCTAGATTGGGAATCTACTAATACTATTCAGACGTTCGGTGTTACATTTGCTTATGATTATTGGGAACCAACAACGGTAAGCCCATCACCAGATATTAGTGTTGACATTTAATAATTAGTCTGCAATAAAGAAAGTTATAATATGAAACTTTTCGGATTTGAATTCCGACGTGACGAACCAACAGAACCCGCTCCGTCATTTGCTCCGAAAGAAGCCGATGACGGAGCCTTAGTCGTTGCAGCAGGTGGCGCATACGGCACTTACATTGACTTGGACGGTACCGTAAGGACAGAAGCCGAACTGGTCACTAAGTATAGAGAAATGTCACTACAGCCTGAAATCGATATGGCTGTAGATGAAATAGTAAATGAATCTATCTCCATTGATGAAGAAGATATAGTAAGCATCAATCTTGACAATTTGGATATTCCGAATAGAGTAAAGAAAGCTATTCAGGAAGAATTTAAGATTGTACTAAAGCTTCTTGACTTCAACAAGCGTGGGTACGAAATTTATAGACGTTGGTACATTGACGGTAGACTTTACTACCATGCTATTATAAGCAAGGATGCTCCGCAAGACGGTCTATTAGAGCTACGATATGTTGACCCGCGTAAGATCAGAAAGGTCCGTGAGGTTGGCAAGAAGAGAGCTCCAGGCGGTGCCGATGGTAGTGAAGCGGTAATCCCTAAGACCCAAAATGAATACTACGTATACAACGACAAGGGTTTTAACTACGGTAATAAGGTAGTGGGCCCAACTACCGCAGGTATGAAGATTGCTAAAGATTCTGTTGTCCATGTAACATCCGGACTAACGGATACGCAAGGCACAATGGTACTGTCATATCTTCACAAGGCTATTAAGCCTCTTAATCAACTCAGAACTCTTGAAGACTCACTTATCATCTATCGACTAGCCCGAGCACCTGAAAGGCGCATCTGGTATATCGATGTAGGTAATTTGCCTAAGATGAAGGCAGAGCAGTATGTTCGAGACATTATGGTCAAGCATAAGAATAGATTGATCTATGATGCGTCTACCGGTGAGGTCAGAGACGACAGAAAGTTTATGACCATGCTCGAAGATTACTGGCTTCCAAGAAGAGAAGGCGGTCGTGGAACTGAAGTAACTACTCTTCCAGGTGGTCAGACTCTTGGTGAGATGGACGACGTCTTGTACTTCCAGAAGAAGCTATATCAGACGCTGAATGTTCCCGTAAATAGATTGAATTCAGATGCACTATTCTCAATCGGTAGGGCTACAGAAGTCACTAGAGATGAGCTAAAGTTCTACAAGTTTATCACTAGACTTCGTGGTAGGTTCTCAGCTCTATTCAATCAGGTTCTTGAAAAGCAGTTGGTCCTCAAGGGCATTATGTCTATTGAGGAATGGCAGCAGATCGTTAATGAAGTCAAGTATGACTTTGCCCGTGATAACTACTTTACCGAGCTCAAGGATGCAGAAATTATGCAGAACAGAGCACAGTTGATGATGGCTGTCGAGCAAGGCGGTCTAATAGGCAAGTATTATTCACATCAGTGGGCTAGAAGGCAAATCTTGAGGCAGTCCGATGAGGACATTGAAGAACAAGATAAAGCAATCGAAGAAGAACAGAATGACCCTAGATGGGCCCCTCCGGAATTACCAGGGGATGATGGTATGGATACCGCCGCAGGGCCTGGTCAAGACAATCAAGGCGACAATCAAACTTCATCTGATGACAATGACAAGATTAAAGCGCTTAAGCAAGCCATGCTAGTGAAGAAGCAAATGGAAGAGAAAGGCTCAGAAAACCGATCCATTCAAGATGAGTCTAAATATAGATCGGCATTAATGTTGCTTTCAAAAAATAAACAAATTACAGATAATTTGAGCATTTAGGATGATGACCATGGCAGAAATACAGCACACACTTGCAGACTTGATTAAGTTCAGTTCTGATCAAAAGCCTATAGAGTTTGTCGACGCATTTAATGATATTATTACTTCGAGGGTTGATAACGCTATCAACGCAAAGAAGATTGAGGTCGCACAACGAATGTTTAACCCGTCTTTTGATTCCGACAATGAAGATACAGAAATAGAAACAGAGGAAGAATGAGATGGCAAAGTCGCTTAAAGATATCTTAGCTGGTGTAAAGAAGTCAACGGTAGTTCCTGGTTCAACCGGTGATGAGCCTGGTGTGGACTACATGCCAAAGGCTCCTGCAGAACAGGATTTTGTTAAGAAGCATAAGACTGAGAAGCATGCGGATCGTGTAGGCAATGGTGATGACATTTACCAGGCCACCAATGTTAAGCATGCTCAGATTAAAGATACTAAGCACGGATATAAGAATCCAGACGATAAGAAGGTCAATGAAGCTGCTTCATGTAATATGACTGCAGAAGGCACACATTGTCCTGTTCATGAAATGGCTTCATGTGACTCAAGCAATAAGAAGTCACTCAAGGAAGTAATTACAAAGAAGACAACGGCAGGTGAAGTTATTAAAGACTTTCAAAAGTCTGATAATCCAAAGTTTGCAGGTAAGTCTTCTGAGAAGCGCAAGCAGATGGCTCTAGCAGCATATTATGCTAAGCAGCGCAATGAAGAAGTTGAGCAGGTTGATGAAATTTCAACTGGTATGGTTAATACATACCTAAGCAAGACCAAGGATGATGATAAGCGTAAGTCTGGTAGAGAACTTGCACTAAAGAAGAAGTGGGGTGGTAAGGTTGCCGGCACTGAGGCACCTAAGGTACCTAGCGTAGATGAAAGTCTAGCTGTTCCTTTGATTGGCGGTGATGATGATGAGTCTGCTGAAATGGCAAAGACTCAGCTACGTGCACTTGCTAATAAGGCGCTTCATCTTGTCATGCAGCTATCAGATGATCAAGTTGTAGAACCATGGGTGCAGGCAAAGATTGCCGTTGCCAAGGATAATGTTTCAGCAGTCCATGATTATATGGTTTATGGTAATCGTGATAAGCCAGAAGCAGAACAAACCTCACCATATATTGGCGGTATTGACATGTCAGGTGCTCCTCGGAATACGTATCCTAACTTCTCAGCAGATGTTAACACAGGTAGGAATGTATGAACGTCATTAAGCCTACGGGCAATTCTATATCACTTACAACACAGAATACAATAAATGGTTCTGCTATAGTCTATGTTGCTGCTACAACAGCTGCACAAGTCAATCTATATAGCAATGATACAACCCAATATGCATCGTTTGTAATACCAGCTAATCAGTATATTTTTGTATCCAAAGCGCCAACTGATCTGATGACTGCAAATGTTGCTGTTCTAGTAACACCAGCTGGTTATAGAGGATAAGATGAAGCTCATCACAGAACTTACCGAAGAAATCGAGTATATTACTGAGGCTAAAGAAGATGGTTCCAAGGATCATTATATCCGTGGCATCTTTATGCAGGCTGAAGTACCAAATAAGAATGGTAGAATTTACAAGCTCCCTGTAATGGAAGCTGCGGTAAATAAGTATATTGAATCTCATATCAAGAATAAGCGTGCATATGGTGAGCTTGGTCATCCATCAGGCCCACAAATCAATCTTGATCGTGTCTCGCATATTATCTCAGAGATTAAGAAAGATGGTAATAACTTCATTGGTAAGGCTAAGTTGACCGATACGCCAATGGGTAATATTGCTAGAGGTCTACTCAAGTCTGGCGCTAATCTGGGTGTATCTTCTCGTGGTATGGGCACGCTAAAGCCTAATAAAGAAGGTATTATGGAAGTTCAAGGAGACTTTCATCTTGCCACTGCGGCCGATATTGTAGCAGATCCTTCTGCTCCTAATGCTTTTGTAAAGGGTGTTATGGAGAATGTAGACTGGGTTTATGATGCTTCCAATGATTCTTGGTATCAAGAAAGACTACATGAAGCTCGTAAGCAAATGCACAAGATGACCACAAATGAAATTGAGAAAAGCAAGCTTGATATTTTCGAGAGCTTTATTAATGGTCTCTCGTCAAAGAAAAATATAGTATAAATATTAAAAATCTAAGAAGGGAGATCTATAATGAATCCAGAAGATACTACTAATTCAGATTTGGAGCAGATTGATGAATCAATTGCTTCCGATACACTAAAGGCAGGATCACGTCCAGATACTAATCCAAAGTCTAAGATTGAAGCAATGACTTCGGTTATTGGTGCTATGCACTCCATGCGTAAGGACGATCTTACTAAGTGGTATACGCAGGCAATGGCTTTGATTGGTAAGGAAGCA